TTGAGCATGGAATGTGTTATCCGCACTGGTAGTTACCAGAAAGTCCTGATTAGTCGCATCAGCTAGGGAAGAGTTGTAATAACCACCAGAGAAGAATCTTCCTTCATGAGTTTTGTCATGCTCATATTCGATGACGGTCATAGGACCGCTAAAGAATTGTGGGATGGTAGCCATTACTGGATGCTCTTTTTCATCTGAGCCATGGCGATATTCTCATTGCTATTAATGTCTTTTTCCTGCAACATCAATTTAGCAACCTGGACTCTACGATCAAATTCAGCATTGGCCTGATCGTCCTGTTGAGGAAGATTCCTGGAAATAGCTGATAGTACTTTAGCTTTAGTTTCTTCTGGGGCGAGTTGAGCCTCAACCATATTCATGACGAATTGAGATTCATTGACTTTGGCTTTTGAGGCTTCACTGGCGATCTGAGCATCCAATAGTTGCATCTGTTTCTGGGCTTGAACCATCTGCATTTGTTGCATTTGAGGATTAGGCTTACCAGACTGAATCAATTGGTCAGCGATTTCTTCCCTGTCATGGAGAGATGAATTCTTGATAGCCGAAGCCAACAAAGGAGCGGCCAGAGGACTATTAGCACCTAAAGTCTGAGCTACAAAAGCCAGTTGTTTCTGTTCGTATTCCCTTGCAACGATCCCCAAAGTCGCTGTAGGGATGAATTTCACATCCGTGGAAGGATAGCGGTCAGGATCGAACTGCATATATCGCCATGCAGCCTTATTTATGAACGGAATAACGAAATCTTCCTGTCGATTGACCAAAGCACGTTTATTCTTTTTGATCATTGTGGCTGTAGCCATATCGATACCGCCAGAATCTCGTGCTACTTGGGTTACTTGACCATTGGAATCAATCGTATTGGTTGCCATTAGCAACATACGTTCGAATTCTTTAGAAGTCTCCATCGACTGACCATCGGTAATCCCGAATTTGAAAGGGATGAAGACTTCAGCCGGATTACCATTAGCTCCAAGACTCTTACCAGGTTGGATTTCAGGCTTGAAGCCTCGTGGGACACGAGTCAGATCAATCCCCATCATAGGTGCTGAAGTAAGAGCAAGAGAATCCATATGTGAGCGCATACTTCCATCAATAGCGGCTTGCATATTGAATGCTTTCTCTACTGTACCTCGTCCAAGGAGTCGTCCAGGAACCGTATCATCCTGAAAAGTCAGAATAGGACGGTCTTTCATCATGTAAGGATTCTCTTCTGCTTTCAGGAGAAGCCCTTTATTGGCAATGACGACGATTGCCTCCACCATGTCTTGATAATCTTCGGTGGATTCGTTTTCACCTAGGATATTTTCTACTTCTTCTCCAGTAGTTAGATATTCACGCGGAACAAGACCATAGTAGGTCAATAACATGACCTTTTCGTCTTGGAAATTCTTTACTTCCTGAGTTGGTTCTAGTTTGTCGTCTTCATAAAGACTTCCAACATCGACATTCATGTATCGACCATCTTTGATGCCTTTGATGATCTTATGAATAGAGACATATCGCTCGACAGCGACACCCATACAGTCGTCTACGGACGTTCCATTAGGGTCGAATAGGAAGTTTTTGGGATTGACAGGTACGAGTTTGACAGAAATTCGTTTCTTTTCTGAGACTCCATAAGCTGCTTCCGTGGCATTGATAGGAATCGTTTGCGGGTAATACTTTTTCTCTTCGCTAACAGTGATTTCGCCAATACCTGTACCATACATCTCAGCTAATAGTTCAATTTGGTCGAAGGATTTCCGAATCTTGTCCTGAGAGAAATCCTCCATCAACTGATTTTTCAGCTTTTCAACATCGAAATTCTGGTTATCACCAAGATCGTCCTGAATATCAAAGAATTCTCCCTGACCGAATAGAGCTTCCATCATCTCGGCATGACGGGTTTCTACAGCTTGCTGAGTCGCAGGGGAGATTACACGGGAACGTTCAGAACTACGGAGTTTGTCTTCCTCTTTCCATTGTCCACGGAAGACACGTTCATACCTTTCCCAGTCATCCATAAAATTCTGGTCACGATATTCACGCCAGCGGTCAGTATGGTCAACTACGAAATCAACCAACTCCTTTTCATTATCCGTAGGCTCATGGAAATTGGATGTTTCTTTCTCAGGATCAATGATTTGACCCGTATTTTCATAGTTGATTTCAGACATGATTATTTCTTTTTCTTAAGAGGCTTGCCAGTCGCAAGAGACTGCTTGGTGGATTTCTGGCAAATAGCTGCTGCTATACCTTTACCTTTGGATTCTTTTAGCTTCGTATAGCAACGCTCGACACGAGTGTTCTTAGGCATTTCAGTTTCCTCAGTTAGTAAGTACTTACATTAGCATTCGCCAAATAATTTGTCAATTCTTACATTGGATTTTCGTAAATTCCATTTTTCAGGCACTACTTGTAAATTAAAAGCATTATGGAATCCAGACGCATATTTATGATTTAAAGGAACTATGTGATCAATATGCCATTTAATTTTAGTTATTCTATTTCTTAGTTCTATAAGAAGAAATGCTTCATGAAATACAAAATTATCTAATTCTGTTTTTTCATATTTTTCAAATCTAGACCTTCTTTTATTAAAATAGTCTAATGAGATAGCTTTTCTACTTTTTTTATTCAATGATCTTTTGTGTAAAAATTCTGCACGAGGAGTAGTTCCTATTTTTTTAGCATGTTTTGCATATTCTATTTTTCTATATTCAGGATTTAATTCTCTATATTTTTTAGAGTATTCTAGATGGCACATCTTACATTTATTAAAATGCCCATCAGCCATTCTACTATGCTTATAAAATAAATCTAATGACTTTACTTCATTACAAACAAAGCATTTTTTCATAGATTAATATCCACTCAAAAGATCAAGAGGTTCATACTCTTGGTCAAACTCATCCATATTGACATAATTTGTTACTGCCATCTGCTGGATCATGGATAGGGAGTCAATAAGGTCATCGTGGACGTTTGGAGTCGGGAACATTAGATACTCGTCTTTGAACTCAGTCCAATCCTCGTCTTTGTTCAGAATTATTCGACCATGCTCGAACATGCCTTGAATAGCCCAGATAATACGGTCATTCTTGTTCTGATTCCCGTGAGTAAGAGGTTCTACGTGGGCATATTGGTTGTTCTTCCGCATCAAATCCGTGAGATACGGCATCACAGCATTAAAAAGCGATCCTCTTTCAATACCAATCATCATTGGTTTGAATTCACGAATATTCTTCAGGATTCGTACTGCTGTTTCACGAATATCCCACCGACCAGACTCGATTTTCCTTACAAACCACTTACCTTCATCGGTTACTTTCACGACAGAGATAGCGGTTTGGTCTAGTCTCTTTTTTGCTTTACCAGAGGATTGGCCTACTTCCTCAAAACCTGCGAGGTCTACTGCGATATACCAAGACCCTTGTTTTGGCTCTTCTCCATATTTCAACCAATGCTCTTTGAATACGTTAGTACCTGCATTATCAAAAGAGGCCATGTACTCCTGATTAAAAGAGAATGTAGAAAGAGTTCGCTTGGCAGCAGCAATTTCCTCAGGGTCAATTAATTCATTATCTGCTGTGTAAAAAAGCCAAGACTCCCACTCAGGATCGCTTTCATTTAATCCTAGAAGATACAAGTCATAGAAGTGGTTCCGGCCTTTAGGAGTGCCGATGAATAGAGCACGACCTTTGTGACGGGATAGAGCAGCACGGATAACCTGCTCCCAAACGATAGGCTTCATGTCCGCGTATTCATCCAGCACGACAAACCATAGGTCCATCCCTCGAAGGGTATCAGGCCTGTCAGCACCTCTAACATAAATTACACATCCATTTACCAGTGTAATCTCCATGTTATTCACATGGGAGTGAGAAATAATCTCCTGCCCCAACTCCATCAACAGGTCCCAGATAATCACCCGGGCCTGACCCTGGGTAGGAGCGACATACATCACTCCTGATCCCTTAGGACACTTCAATCCCTCGATTAGAAGCTCTACAGCAGCATCACGAGACTTACCAGACCGTCTACCAGCAACGACTACACGAAACCGCTTCTTAGAAGCAATTACCTTCTGCTGCCATTTGAGAAGTGCGAAGTTAAGATTAGCCAAAGAAGTTAGTCCTCACTTACTTCTGACCATTTAGGCCATTCAACCTTACCATCGGCAAAGTTACATTCTCTCTCGAATCTAACAAGAACTTCCATCAGATGAGTATCAATAATATGACACCATTCTGCTGGTTCTTTATTCTTACCAGTTTCATGGATTGTCTCGATGAATTTCATTGCATATTGAAGTTCTCGGAATCCAGCCACAAAATCATCAAACCCGCCAATAGGATAATAATCTGCGCCAGCAAACACTAGATATCTATTCATAAGTTAGTCCTCACTTGCATCCTCTACGTTATCAATTGTAATAGGACTCTCACCAATACCCGTGATATTAATCTGCACAGCAGTCCTATGCCCACCTTTCTTAGGTTCAAACATAGCAGTAGGAAGCATACGATCAAGACACATCTGTAGAGCCTTGGTCTGCCCAGGATGCTCATCATTCATAGCAATCTCCAAGACCTTGCGAATGACATTATTTCCATTAACCTCAGTTAACAGCTTCTCCTTGAACTCCATCATCCGCTGCTTCTTACCTTGAGCAGTTACCAACGGAGCCCTGGCTCTAGTCTCAGCAGGAAGTTTTCTCTCCTTCCACGCCTCCTTATTCAGCCTACTCTTCTCCTTGCGAGTCAAGCTCTTTACAGGCGTAGCAATAAGGTCTATTAGTTCGTCTTCTTCGTTTTCCATTCTCACCTTTCGTGTGGAAACCTAGCTTTCATGTACAGAGTCGAGTTTTCTCTTTTCATGTACAGAGGGTGATACATCCTACTCCCTCACTAAACTCTACCCTCCCCCCCTGTGTTTATCAACAGTAGTAAGCACTTACATCACTAACTTACTACTTAACATAACGCTCGATCTATCAAGTAGTGTAACAGTAGAGTGTGCACTTACTTTGAATGATGGAGTGGATTAGCTTCAGAATATTTGAATGTGAGAGAAGCGGTGGGAACCTACACATACCATCAATGATACTTTTATCTATCTCTCTATCCTTGTCTAATCTATTACTGAATGCTGTGCTATTGATAACGTGTGCGCGCGCGTGAGGCTATTATACGTTAGTGGTGACTAACACTGTCAA